AAAACACTCAACATGTCTGGCTTCCGACTGTTAAGCGATTTTTCTGCCGCCGCTGCTAAACGCAGTTCCGCGATGCCCCGCGCCTCTGGCGCGTGGATGATGGTGGGTGGTGACTTCTACCCACCAGATCCCATCGAGCCAGTCCCTAAGATGTCTCGATGGAAGCTGGCCGCGTTGGCCGTGACTGCAGGAGCCGCTGTATGTTATTTGACGCGCCGCGTGTGGACTGACCAACGGTTCCGCACTTGGTGTTTGTCAAAACTCAGCCGCAGTCATTCAACCGACGTGGCCACCGTACGGGGGACTTTTACGTCTATGCCCCTGTCCGAGCAATCTGAGATCAAAGAAACGCACTCACACCCCCGTAGTGCGGAAGTCAGAGCTCGTGCAGTAGTGGATTGCCAGAGAGCGTGCTCGCTCATTGGCACCAAGCCGTTCATGTTTCAAATGAGCAGCAATGACGTCAAACATGGGAGGGATGGCTCTTCCTTGACGTATTGGGCAAAGGACCTGACGACTCCTCCCTCGTATGCGGTTCCTGTGGAGCAAACCCATGCGATAGTGATGGTTGATGTTGATGAGTATGTCGACATGCATGAGATGCTGGTCGACCACTTCCAACCATATTTGCTCTACACATTTCAACCCTCCGCTGCGTGCCATAGCACTGGAGAGTATTCGTTCTGTTTCCAAAAGGACGGGTCAGTGTTGTATCAGGTTTCAGGCGGTGCACGTTATCACCACCACGTCTGGAACTGGTCAATGGACACAGTGTTGGTTCAAAAACGCTTTGGTCCGTTGGTAATCGGCGCGGCTGTGTACAATGTTACCCGACGTCGATATGACGACCACCATGAGCTTGTGTTGTTGTCTCCCATGCGCCACTGGTCAATCGGTGGTGCTTGGACTACCACCTGGTTAAAAGGTGATGCCCTTACGCGACTAAATCCTGTCGCTGGAGAGTTCGTTAGGCTCGATGTGCAGACGAACGAAGGTTTGATGCGCAGTACTGGCATGGTTGGTGGACATGTTGTCGCCACCGTGCCCGCGTCAATTGACGATCAGATTGGTTTGATGTCTAAGACGGCTTCGGCTGTGCTCTCCGCTTCCACAGTGGAGACCAACATCAAAGGTGGCAGATCTGCCGCCGTTGTGCTAACACACTACCATCGTCAACAAAACGCCCATCCCGGACCCACGATTTTTCCGGTTGAAGAGGGCGTCTTGCACTACCAGGTTGGGAAGTCACAAATGCCCGACGATGCAAGGAAGACCATGCACCCGTTTATGCCGCCACTGATCGTGGGTAAGTGTTGGGCTCCTCTGGATACCAAGGTGAATGAGGAGTTCATGATCCAACAGCGGCTTGAGACGATCAAGACCAGAGCAACAACCATCACCGCAAGTGAGTCGCGCTACATGCACGACTTTGCACGCGGCGTCTTTCCCGACGCCGTGGCTCACACGTTTGTGCCTTGCAGTGTGGAGGATGTCAAGCTACGTCAGGACCGTCCCAGCCAACGAAGGCTGATCGAACAGGCAGAGGCCACCGGTCGGCCAAAACGCATTATCAAGTCATTCATGAAGGCTGAGAGTTATGAGGGACCCAAACCACCTCGTATTATCTCCACCTTTGACCCGAAAGATAAGCTCGACTATGCGCAATTTGTCTACCCTATGGCAGACTACGCGCACACGTACGATTGGTATGCGTTTGGCAAAACACCAGCCGCAACAGCGGCAACTGTATCCACTGTGTGCACGAATGCTAGGCATGTCGTGCCAGGGGACTTTTCCAAGTTCGATGGTCGCGTGGGCAACAAGCTGCGCGAACTCGAGGTGATTTTGCAAACCCGCTGCTTCCGGCCTGAGTACATTTCACAGTGCTTGGCGGCGCATGCTGCTCACATGCGACAGCGGGGAATTGGCAAGCATGGCACGGAGTACGAGCAGGAAGACTCCCGGGGCAGTGGCGAGATGGCCACGGCCTACATGAATACGTTGCTGAATAAGTACTTGGCCTATGCAACGTTCCGTGCGTGTGGTATGACGCACGAGGAAGCCTTTGGAATGGCTGGCATCTACGGAGGTGATGACTCGCTCACGGCAGACATTGACCTAACGACGTACGTTTCAACGTGTGCGTCGTATGGTCAATTGCTTGATGCTGTGGTCTTGCCCCGCATGGCGCCACAAGTCCCGTTCTTGGCTCGCATCTACAGCCCTGCTGTGTGGTGCGGATCACCTAATTCCATGTGTGATCTACCTCGCACGCTGAACAAGCTTCATGCTACTCATGCGTGCCCAGACTCCGTTCTGCCCGACGTTAAATTTGTCGAGAAGATGCGTGGTCTCACCCTGACCGATAGCCACACACCGGTCATCAGGAACATCGTGGGTGCGCTCAAGCGCATTTTGACGCCACAAGTGTTCGAAGCCGTTGAGGACAAAAATGGATTGTTTTCGTGGTGGGCCAAATACCCCCCGCAGGAACAATACCCCAACGAAAACGAACAGGATTGGATGGACCATGAGGTTGCCCTGGACATGCCGCAGTTTGACATGTGGACACTAGTGTCTCACTGCGAGCAGGCCGCTGACCTTGCGGCGTTGATGCGGTTCCCGCTATGTGTGGACCATGAAGCCCCGTTGCCAAAGATGAAGTGGACGTACGTGGTGAATAGCTGTGTAGTGTGGAATGAACATGGACCCGTCGCCTTCCTTGGGGATCGCTCAGAGACACCGTCCTATCATGCCACGCGTAGCAGCTATTCACCGAGTTCACCCACCAATACAGAGGCGAAGGCACTGGTGGGTCATTTGACCACCGGTGCAGGGGCTCGGTCAGCACTGGTGTCTGTGCAGAACCGTGTCACCCAACATGCCGTGGCCAGAGCGGCAGAGGCTGTTGATGTTATCCAGCCAACCGCCCAAACAGCGTATGCAGCCGCTACAATAGCTGCCGCAGCGGCTCCAGTGTCCGCTGCAGGTGTGTCGGGCTCCCCTTCACCGTTGCTATCACGTGTACAAGACGTGTTTACAGCAGCCACTCGGGGCTCCTCACAGCCCCACCAGCCCAAAGCACCAAATGCCACTCGTATCGCCCGCGATCGTGCCCGGGCGGCCCAACATCGGGCTGGCACTCCCGCCGTCAAGGCGGTGACCACTGATCAGGACGCGCAAGTAGCAGGAATTCCAGCCAAAGCCGTCGTGACCATTTCAAGTGCGGCTGCAAGCAGCCCAGTGGTCAGCCGTACGGACACGCCTGCACAAGCGTGTTCGTCAAACGGCAGGGCGTAAGCCCCTGTGCAACTGCCTGGGCGGCCAGTGAGGTGGCCGTTTCGTATTATAACTTCGTGTTTTACCAGTCAGTTTATTAAATCGATAATCTGCATGCTCAGTGTTCACTTGTTTCAAGTCACACCCCAGCACCCCTTACCTTCCCTTTTCCCTTCCGAACTCCCCTCATGTCAGGAATTGCTCGTGCTGTCCGTGCCGCCGTCTCAGCCGCCGCCGCAGCAGTCCCAAAACGCCGAAATCGTCGCAAACGCGCTGGACCAGTTAGTCAGCGCGGTCCAAACCCTGTCAAATCAGGGCGTCGACGCAATCGCCGTCGTAGCAAACCCGGAAAGTCTTCATCCTCAAACATGGCACAGCATGAGCTCAATTGCTATGCCAATTCCATTGCGAACCCTTTCGAGAATCCCCCTTGTCGAATCGGGTTCGGCACAATGGCTCCCACCGAACTCGTCACAGCCTACTACAGAGCAACGGTCCTTGCCAGTCACACCGATGGCTCGATCGCCTTCGCCGCTTTTCCAGAGTGCCCCGCTTTGTTCAACTTCACCAATACTAACGCTTCCACAGCTGCTTGGTCTAACGCCGCCGCCGCAAACCAACCTTCCATTCTCACCCTCATC